ATCCGCCGGCGTGGGCGGCACAGGAATATCGCTCCAGGTGGGCAGCGCATCGGCGTTCTCGAGCGGATACTCCGTCCATCCCCACTCGGCCTTCGGCTCGTTGAGCGCACGGCTCCAGACCCGCAGTTTGAACACGCGGGCCGCCGCGGGGCTCGTGAGCGCGATGCGTAGCAGGCGCCCGCGAATGCCCGGCGTGAGCGGCAGCGCAAACGTCATGCGGCCGTTGTGCGTAGTAACGGTCTGGGTCCACGCCTGGGCGAGCTGCCCGGTCTGCTCGGTGAATAGGGCGATGGCCAGCGTGCCGTCGGCCGCCACATCGATTTCGAGCTTCTTGTGCTCCTTGACCTTGCCGCCCTCGTTGGCAAAGTCGAATTCCAGCGTGTTGAACGAGTCTTGCGCGGCCGAGGGAGTGACCGCCGCGAGATAGCGCCCGATGCGGCACGAGCGCACCTGCGCGCGATAGATGCGGAAGCCGCCGGTAGTGGATGAGACCACCGTGCGGATCGAGCGCCCCTCGACCGTGAAAGGCAGATTGGGGCCAGGCGTCAGCGGAACCGTGGCCCAATGCCGCGACGTGGCGGTAGTGGTCAGCGCGGCCGTCGCGCGGATGGCCATGCTTTCGCCCGGCAGGTCGGTGTAGATCGCCACGGCGGCCGCGGCATCGGTGTCCATCTCGAAGCGCGCCTGGTCGAAGTACTTGTCGTTCGGGTTGCCCAGGTCCTGCGCCATCGAATCCCACACCGCGCCGGCCTCGGCTTCGTAGCTCTCGGCATACACGCCGATGGGCCGCGCGTGAATCCTCGCACCGAACAGCTTGATCGCGCTGGCGCTCGTGATCACCACCCGCACCAGCCGCCCGAAGATGTAGTTATCGGGCACGGCTCCCTGCGGGAGCGGGATTTGCACCGTGGCGCGCGTGGTGGTGGCCGCCTGAGGCGACGTTACCCGGGCCGTCGCCATGGCGTTGCCGGGCAGGTCCGTGTAGACCACGACGGTATAAGCGCCGTAGGCCCACAGATCCAGCTCGACCTCGCGGAACTGCTTTACCTGCTGGGAGCCGAGATCCACTTCGAGCGAGTCCCAGATGGCGCCCGCGGAGGTCTCGATGGCCTCCAGGTAAATCCCGTAGGGCTGGATCTCCATGAGGGCTTCATACAGCACGAACTTGTTGACGCCCGAGAGCTGCAGGCGGAACATGCGCCCTTCGATCCAGGGAGTGCCCGGCATTCCGTTGGGCAGCATCACCGGCCAGAAGCGCCGCCCGGCCGTCCCGGTGTTAATGGTGGATGTGAACACGACCGCCTGGGCCCCGCCTGGTAAATCGCTCAGCAGGGTCAGAGTTACCGCGGCGTTGAACGTGTCGATCTGCAGGCGGATTTCCCTCGCGCGCTTGATCGGCGCCATGGCCAGCGCGATCTGAAACGTGCGCGGAATCTTGGTCAGGGCTGTCGAGAAAGTGGTCTCCATGGAGTCCCACACGTAGCCGCCGGCGGCTTCGTAGGCCTCCACATAGACGCCCATCACGCGCATGAGCAGGCGCGCCGCATAGAGCCGGAACGGCCCCGCGGCCGCGGTGAGCGCGACCCGCCAGAGGTAGCCTTCCGTGTAAGTGGGCGGCGGGCCCGCCGTTCCCAGGAGGGGATACCGCATCACCGCGCGCCCGCTATTGGCGGTCACCGTAGGCGTCTGCCGGACGGCCAGCGCGTTGCCCGGCATGTCGGTATAGATGTTTACGCCGACGTTGCCGCTGGAGGCGTCGATATCGAGCTCCAGCTCCTTGCACTGTTTGACCTTGCCGACTCCGAGATCCGTGGGCAGGGTGCTCGCCGCGACGGCCAGACGGGCTTCCTCGTAGTAGTAGAGGTAAACGTTGTGAATGATGAGCAGGTGGCTGGCGGCCGCCGTAATCTCGACGGAGATGTTTTTCGCCAGGACGCCATCGATGCCCAGAGGGAAGCTCGTCTGCTGGCGCGCCGTGCCGGTGATCGTGCCCGGCGAGTTGGGAACCGGCATCCAGAAGAGGGGTGAAGTCGCGGGCGTGTTCCCTTTGTTGTTGCCCTGGAGGCTCTGATAGATCACCCCGCCCGAGCCGCACCACTGGCTGATCGCATACGTGGTGCCGGCCCCGTAAGCCGCGGCTGTCAGGTTGGCGCCGGCGTCGAAGCCCACATAGACCGAGGCCGTGTCGCCGGCGAACTCGTAATCGAGGACGACTTCGAGCCATTTTTTTTGCAGGTCCGGCTCTCCGGCGTCTTCATAGTGCGACTGGTAGTAGAGCGCCAGCGCGACCCCGCCCGCATCGGTTGCGCCGGCGTTGCGGAAATCGTCGAGATTCAGGCCCTCCGCGGCACCGCCGGCGGTTCCCGTCAATCCCACCATTTCCGCGCCGTCGAACACGAAGCCGAAAAAGCCCGTCGAACCGGCGACCGCGTTCCGGTGGTAGAACCACTTCTTCGACTCTTCGTGATAGACCAGGGTGCAGTACGACGTGCCCACGCCGGTGGCCTCGGCATAGCCGATGTACAGCTTTCCCATGGCATAGCCGAGAGCCAGGGCATAGGGAAAGATCGAGTTGGAATTGTAGGCAGTGCCCGGCAGGATGGACCCCGGCGGCAGCAAGGGGCCCCCGGTGATGCCGGCCTGAAAGAGCGGCCGGATTTCGCCGCTCATGTCGATGATGATGGAGAGATCGAAGCGGTACAGGCCGCCCGGCCCCACGAAGTAATCGACCGCTCCGGCCGTCGTCACGGCAAACGCGCCCGAGAGTCCGTGCGCGTCGGAAACTTGCTGTAAGTACCCCGTGTCCGGATCTCCGACGAGCATCCAGATGCTGCGCTCCTTGTAGATCACCAGGCAGTTGGTGTGCGCCGTGGACCAGAGGATCGCCTCGCCCTCGGCGCCCACGTCCACCCAGTTGCCCTCGGCCGGATCCGTCGAGCCGGGCCAATACTGCGGGAGGTCGGGATCCGTCCAGAAAAGGCGGTTTGGGTTCGCCGCGGTCGAGAACGCGATCAGGCGCGAGAAATACGGCCCCACAATCCCCGAGGCAGCCGGCGGCGGATCGTTGTTGGTCGGCATCACCACGTCCGCATCGGTGGCGGCCAGGTCCGAGAAACTGAACGTCCAGCTCGTCGAGACGTTATCGCCTATGGTGGTGACCTGGTAGGGCTGGCCGAGCGTGCCGCCCACAGCGTAGATGTTGCGGATGCCCACGCGCGAATCCGAACTGACCGAGATGTTAGTCAGGGTCACCGATTGGCTCGCGAGAGCGACCGGGTTGGAAACGGGCGAGGGGTTCGACTCCAGGGTTTCGTCGGTCGACTCGAAGGTCACATAGAACTGATAGGTTCCGTTCGGCAGGGAAGTGACCGCGCCATTGGCCAGGTTCGCAGCGGCGTTGCCATCACTGCCCGAGACCTGCACCAGCGTGTTGGCAACGATGGGAGTTATGACCACCGCGCTGCCCGTGCCGCTATAAGTGACCGTGCAATTGGGGTCCTGCGCAGCCAGGACTGAAATCACTAGAGGGAGCTGCCCGGCCGAATATCCGTTCTCGGCGAACTGGTATATATTGCCGGCGATGTTGAGGTAGTGAATGTAGGCTGAATTTCCCTGGAGGGTGTAGTTGTAGGTGGCGGAGGCGACCGTCGAGGGTCCGGCCGCCGCGGCGGCGGTGGGCGAGTTGCCCGGCAGGTTGACGCCGGGGATCGAGAGATTCCAGGTCTGAAGCACCGCGGCGGCCTGGCTGGCGGCCGAGGCCAGGCTGTACCCTTGCTTCGCGCGGTTCATCACGTATACGCGCCCATTCATGCAGGCCAGGCCGATGCGGTTGCCGTCGAAGCCCGTGGCGATCGCCGTCGCGTTGAAGTTCCAGTAGAGCGAGCCGGTGGGGCTGTTGATGGCCGAATTGCAGCCTACGTAATAGGTGCCGTAGATGCCGCCGTTCACGAAGGCGGAATGCGCCAGGCCGGCGCTCGCAATCGAGAACTTGGAGGGGTAGCCGAAGCGCGAGGCGAGCTTGCCGGTGCGGTCCACGCGCCAGTTGCAGGCCTGCAGGTAGTCGGTCGCCGGGACTTTATCGACCGGGGGCAGGAGGTTGAAGCCGCCGCCGAGGATCTGGAGGCTCTTGCGCTTATAGGCCACTGCTGGTAAATTCGCCAGCTAAGATGAAGCATGGATTCGATCAAGCTTGATCCCGGCCCCAAACGCTTCGAAACCCTCTTCGGGCTTACGGTGCAGATTGAAAACGCAAGTCCCGTGGTGGTGACTCAAGAGAGCACGGGCGTGGTGTCTTTCGAAGGGGTATCCGCTCTTTACGTCTTTCGGATCGACGATCCTACTGCCCCGGCCCCCAGAGATGCTCGATCACCGCGTCGTATAGATCCAGCCGCTGTTTGAAGTGGCTGGCCATCTCCGGCATCGCGTTGTCCGACTCTTTCCCGCGCGCGCCGGCGAGCATGGCGTACGTTAAAGCGTCCTGCAGTACACTCGGCATTTCGAGGATCTGCGGCGCCGCGGCCGTAACCGTAGCCGGGAACTGCTGGCAGATCTGGCAGAGGGTCCCGCTCGTGAGCGGGATCGGGTAAACGGTGATGGTCCCGACCGAGCCGGCATCGAGCGAGTAGCGGTTCGACTCGCCGGCCGTAGTCGCCCAGGTGTTGTCGAGGGCGAACAGGCCGCTTACCGGCGTTGGCCGCAGCGGCTGATTCGAGCCGCCCACGCCGGCCTGAGGCGCGATCCACGCCATCAGCGTGAAAACGTGCGACCCCGGCAGGCCGTAAACGCCCGCGCCCGCGGTCACCGCGACGGAAGTGTCCAGACCGATGAAGATGCCGCCCTGATAGCTCAGGTGCTTCAGATGGTCGTCTGCGAATTGATAGAGTTCGTTGTTTGTGACGTACGCCTGGGCGCTCTGTGAATCGGCCAGGCTGGCGAACCCCAGCCGGTAGACCGCATCGGCGAGACAAACCGAGGTGTCAACCATTGGGGCGCCTCTCGGGCATCAGGTCGCGGCGCAGCTTGAGGAGCTGCGACATGTCGTACTTTTCTAACTCGAACGGCACTTTGTCGTAGCGGGCGCCGAGGTTGCGGCTGCGCACGTAGGCGGCGTAGTGCTTGGCGCCCTCCATGAAGCTCGCGAAGAACGGGAGCGCCTTCGAGAACTCCTGCGCGCCTTCTCCCTGGCGCATTCGGTAAACGGCATAATCGACGTACTTGGGATGATATTCGGCCGGAGTCGCCGGCGTGTCGGCCGCGTTCGCCAGAGGTACCGGCGCCTGGGCGTACGTCACGTTCACGACGGTGGCGGCCTTGGGCTGCTGATAGATGGCCACCAGATCGGCGCCGAGAGCCACGTACCGGCCGAGCGTGCCCACCGAGGTGATCCATTGCGGATCGAGGCAGCTCAGGTCCTCCATGCGAGCCGGCCGGATCTTGGCTCCCGCCAGCGTGGTTATACGCAGCGGCACGATCCAGTCGGGGAACACCGTCAGCATGCGGAAGAAAGTATTCTGCACGTTCGGGCCGGCCGCCGGAATGGTCCACTGCGCGGTGATCTCGAGGCCTAAAGTTAACAGGCAGAAAAAACGCAGGCCCTCGTTGAGCGCGGCTGTGATTTCGGCAGTGGGGTAATAGGTCGGCCCGCTCGATCCTTCGTTGAGGCGCTGGGTGACCAGACCCTGCATGGCCGAAAGCTGCATCTCAGTATGGCCCGCCCTGCCCGGGTCCCCAGTTATTACCCCGGCTGCGGGTGGCGCGCATCAGCCGATGGCGCGTGAAGCGCTCCGCCATTTTCGCCGGAGAGAGCTTGCGCCGCTCGGCGTGCTCCACGAGCAGGAGCCGCTGCAGCTCGCCGTCGAACTTCGTTTCGAATATCTTGGCCAGGCCGAGGTACGCCGATTTTTCGCCCGGCTCGTCGGTTTTGCCG